TGTTCTGCTTTGGCTTGAGTGCAGGACTACCCCATCCCGGTTGACGATGTGCCGATGTGTATACGGCCTTATGTCCGCTGGCCCTGGTGGGGTTAGGGTTCCCCCGTGCCGGTTCTCCTGTCAGGCTGATTGCTTTCTGACTCTTTTCTGCTCCGCTCAATAAATTCTGCACCGTTTGCGAATTTCCGAATCAGGGCAGCCAACTCCCCAAACCGGATTGAGTCGTCATTGTCCAGGTCAACCAACACCTTGTTTATGTCGTACGCAATTTTTTTGTTCACAAAATTTTTTACAAGGTCAAGGTGGTCCCTGGTTATCGGGTCAATGTGCCGAACGTTTGCATCAGTATCGACAGACGCTATAAACTCCGCAACCGTATCGAACCCGCAGGCTTTGGCGAATTTAAGTTGAGCTCTTCTGCCGGGCTCTTTGTGCCCGTTGATCACCATATATATATACTTGTCTGTACAACCATAATTGGACGCTATTTCAGAGACACCTATTTTTTCTTCATAAAACCGTGCGGCTCTCTTAAACGCCTGTATGTCGGTATCTTCAGTTTTCATGCAATGATTTTTACCCGCATGGTTAAAAAATTCAAGAAAAATAAAGTAACTTTTTCAACCTTTCTCTATTTTTTGCTTGACATAGGTTACCCTTTTAGGTAAAACGGTAACCATGGAAACGAAAACACTCACAGAAATAGCCGCTTCCGCGGGAGTAACAGTAACCTCAGTCCACAAATGGGTTACCACAAAACAGCGCCCAAACTGGAAGCGGGCAAAACAGTTGGCGAGGATCACGGGCACAGACCCAATTTTGTGGCTTGAAGGTACGAAGACGGAGATCCGGATGGCATTGAGGTCTGGCGAGGTGGTGGTATGAAATCGTTGGTTTGTTTTATGGCGGCATGCAGCCTCCTTGTTTCTGGTTCTTTTATTCTCACAATAACAACCATTTGCGTAAAGGGGAATTAGTATAATGTGTGAAATTCTTAACACACTACACGGGATGCCCAAAAAGCACGGCCTGTCAATTGAGTGGATAGCCGATCAGATGGGCGTGAACCCAAGCACGTTACAGCGGCAGCTTAACCCTGACGACCCTTTTCCTTTCCCCTTAAAAAAAACAATCCCGTTCATGAGGGCCTGCAACAACGATTTTTCTCCACTCGATCTTATAGAAAGCCGCATAGGCAGGGCAGCATACACTATATCCAGCCAGGGGATGCCCATAGACTGCAACTCTGTGGCCAAGCTTGCCAAAGAGGCAGGAGAGGCCATCAGCACAATGGCAGATGCCATATCAGATAACCGCATAGACGACGACGAAAGAAGAGCCTGTACTAAGGGCCTGTCAGACCTTCAACGGGTTGTGGCCGGTCTTTTAGTGCAACTCAATAACGGCTGAGCCGATCCAGGAAGACCACCCCTCAAAGGCAGGGCGCGTGGATACAGAAGGACGGACTGGCTACAGGCAAGAGCAAATAACCAACAACCGGAGCTATGGGCTTGATCAGTCTTGGGGACGGACCAAGCCCGAAAGGAGCAACCAAATGAAAAAGGCAAAAACAACCCTCGCAGCCATTACGATGCTATCCGGCATCCTGCTGGCGGGGTCCGAGACATCAACCATGGCCAGCCAGGTCATCTGCTGCGCTGCCGGGATTATGGCGGCAGCCGGCGGGGCTTACTGGCTGACTGTAATCGGGAGGGGGTAGGGATGGAAACGCACACAATCAACCCGCTGGATGGTGTTGAAGTAGATTTCGTCATTCTGCCTGAGTTCGAGTTTGAGTTCGGGGACGTTCGGGTAAATGGGCAAGAGATATCCCCCCTGTTCGCTGACGCCCTCGTGGGCGCGTTTGAAAAGTTTTTTATCGAGAAGGCGATGGAGAAGGTAAGGCAGATCCAGGCGGAATATGATCTGGATCGTGGGGAATATTTGTATGACCAAGCGTAATTTTAAACCCGGCTGGGAAGGGCCCGGCCGAAACTAAAGAAAGGGGCGCGACATGAAAGAAATTTGTCAGAAGTATCTGGAAGCCAAGGCAGCAGAATCGGCGGCCAAAGAAGAACGGCTAAAGGCTGAAGCAGAATTGCTGGAAGCGGTGAAGCCTTCGAAAATCGAGGGCACAGAAACAAAGGCCACGGATGGGTTCAAGGTTTCTGTGACATCTAAGCTGTCACGGAAACTGGACCTGGACGCATACAAGGCCATGGATTTGCCAGTCAACATGGCGTTCGTAGATTTCAAACCGTCCATCAACCTGAAAAACTTGCGGATGATGGAGCGCATGGACCCGACAATCGTCGCCCAGTGCGTGACCGTAAAGCCATCTAAACCGACGATCAAGGTTGAGGAGGTGGCCTGATGGATCTCAAATCTTTGATTAAAAAGAAGACAGAGAACAATCCCCCACGGCTTGTGGTCCATGGAATCCATGGCGTCGGTAAGTCTTACTTTGCCAGCAAGGCGCCCAGACCCATTTTTCTTCCTACAGAGGACGGATTAACCAACATTGAGGTAGACCATTTCCCTGTCGCCACAAATCTTAATCAGGTGTGGCAGTACATGGGCGCAATAATCGATGAGGACCACGAATACCAGACATTTGTCGTGGACACTATTGATTGGCTTGAGAAGCTTATCTTTGCCCAGGTATGCAACGACAAGGAGGTTGAGACCCCGGAGGACATCGGATATGGCAAGGCCTACGTTTTTGCAATGAAGCACTGGGAGAAGTTTCTCAGGGGCTTGGATAAGATTAGGTGCAAAGGGATGGCGGTAATCCTTTTGGCCCACAATGAGATTAAAACATTCAATCCGCCTGACAACGACCCATACGACCGGTATCAGATCAAACTCCACCGGCATGCGGCGACAGCCATCGAAGAATGGGCAGACGCGGTCCTGTTTGCCAACTTCCGTACCGTTGTGAAAAAGGAAAAGAACGACCAGAAAGCTAAGGCCGTAGGGTGTGGGGAGCGGGTACTGTATTCATCAAATCGACCGGCATGGAGGGCAAAGACCCGTTACGATATTCCGGAAGAGTTGCCTCTCGATTTCCAGTCGTTCATGGCCGCAATTAAAGGCGAAAAATCTGAAACTGTGGCAGATGCCGCATAACAAAGAAAGGATACAAAAATGGCAAATTTAACTGACATTCCATTGCAGGCAGATGTCGCTGAAAACACAGGGGAGTTCACCGTGCTGCCGGCAGGCAAATATAAGGCCTGCATCGTGGCAGACGAGCTCAAAGACAACAAAAACCAGAACGGCAAAATCCTGGTGCTTAAAATCCAGGTTACAGATGGGCAGTTTGCCCGGGAGATCCTGACAGATCGCATCAACATCACGAACCCTAGCGCTCAGTGCCAGGCCATTGGCCAGGGGACCTTAAAAAGGATCTGCAATATCTGCGGTGTCCCGTATCCCCCTCAGGATACCAACGGCCTCATGGGAAAACCCTTTGTTGTTGACGTTAAGGTTGAAGAGTTCACCAGCAACAACACCGGGAACAAACTCAAGAGCAATAAAATAAAGGGGTATCATTCTGCCGACACCCCGACGAGCATGGCTCCGGCCCAAACCGCCGCCCAGTCCCATGGCCATGATGTGCAGCCACAGCAACAGGCTGCAAGCGGGTGGTAATCTTTTTTTTTCTCCTTGGGGGCCCTAACCGGGCCCCCACAACTATATAGGGGCGGACCATGGCGAATTTGGCAGAAGTTATCAACGAAGTTTCAACGGTCGCGGCGGTTGATCTATGGTATGAGGCAGACCGGAAACCACGCACCAGGCTTGGACTGTCCCAATGTGGGCACAAATGCCCCAGGTATTTGTGGTATTGCCATCACGGATACATCGGAGAGCAACCGGACGGGCGGGTTCTGCGGTTATTTCATCTTGGGAACCTGCTGGAAGACCAGACTATAGCTGACCTTCGGGCCGCCGGGTGTGTTCTCCATTCACAGCAGCGTGGCGTCAAGTTTGACTATGAGAGTGTCACACTCACAGGGTCTATTGACGGAATTGTTGAAGGTCTTATTGAGGCGCCGGTAACACCACACCTGTTTGAACACAAAACAGCCAGCAAAAAGAAATATGACGAGCTGATCAAGAAGGGGTCCTATCGGGCATGGAACGAGGGATATTACTGGCAGGTCCAGTTTTATATGCTCGGGCTTAAACTCACTCGTGCGGCGGTTTTTGTCTACTGCAAGGACGATTCCAGGCTTTATATGGAGCGCATAAAGTTGGATCGTGATGCAACTATTGACCGGCTGAGGGATGTTTTTACAGCGATAATGGCCACTAAACCGCCAGATAGGGCGTGCCCAAGACCAGATTGGTATGAGGCCAGATGGTGTCAATTTTATATGGAGTGTTTCAGGCTATGAAGGAATCAGTTATCCAGCGCGGTATCCTCGATTATTTGGAGCTGCTTTCGCGCACAATCCCTGTTTATTATTTCCGGGCCGGTGCCGGAGCCATGAAGACCGCTCAGGGCAGATTTTTTAAAACAGGCCGTCCTGGGCTGCCAGATATTGTCTGCTGCCACATGGGGAAACTGATTGGCCTAGAAGTTAAGACCAAGACTGGTCGTCAGTCTCAGTCCCAAAAAAAAGCGGAACAGGAAATAAAAGCAGCCGGAGGCGAGTATCATGTGGTCAGGTCAGTCGCTGACGTAAAGGAGATTTTACCATTATGAGTATCGAGGCCAGACCATATCAGGCCAGGGCCCTGGACGCCATCTACTCAGATTTACAGGCCATGCCAGAGGTTTTACTACAAGGCATGATGGGCTGCGGCAAAACTTTCATGGCAGTCCGCCTGGTCCAACGACTGCACAAAGAAAATCCTGGCATGAGGTTCTTGTGTCTGATGCACAAGCAGGAGCTTTGCCAGCAATTCTACGATTCATTCCAAAAATTCACAGACATCCATTTTCGTAAAATCGGGATCTGCTGTGCCGGGCTTGGCCAGAAGATAGTTGACCGTGATATCACAATCGCCTCGATTCAGACATTCGTAAATATAATGGACAGTTTCGGCGGTGCTGGTCTGATCATCGTGGATGAGGCCCACCGGATAGATATCAACGGAGACACCCAATACAAACAAGCGTTTGAATATCTCCGCATGCAGCGGCCAAACTGCCGGATACTGGGGATCACAGCCACGCCAGCCAGGCTTGGGCACGGATATATCTATGGTCACAGGTGCAAGCCGGGGGCTGTAAACCTATTCCCCAAAGTATCCCATGCCATCAGCTATAAAGAGCTCCGGGACGAGGGCCATCTGGTGCCACTCAAGGGCGTAGTTGCAGCCCACGAATCAATAGAGAGGGACCTGTCCGGCGTGTCTGTAAATGGTGATTATGTCCTGGATCAGCTGGGAGAAATTATGTCCAGTGAGCGGCACCTCGACACAGCCGTGGAAGCTATTGACCAATATTGTATGGATCATGAGAGGATCTGTGTTTTCTGTTGCACAATAGACCACGCCGAGCAACTCAGGGCCCTGATCGGCGATCGGGCCGCCACATGCCACAGCCAGCTGACCCCTATTGACCGGCAGGCAAACATGATTGCCTGGGAATCTGGACAAAAACCGATAATGACCAGCGTAAATATCCTAACCGAAGGTTTTGACATGCCTAAGTTGGATTGTCTGGTATTCGCCAGGCCAACCCTTTCCAGCTCTCTTTACCTTCAAGCTGTGGGCCGGGTGCTAAGAA